CTCCAGCGTCAGCGTCCCGCCGAGCGTAACCAAGCCTCCGGCATCCGTCGCCAGAATCGCCGCCGCTGCGCCGGGGTTACTGCTGGCGCTTTTCCAGCTTGGCTGCGTTTCGCCGTTCGCTACGCCCAGGTAGTTGATCGTCGGTGAGCTTGGCACAGTCAGCGCCAGCCGTTCGGGGACGGTGGCATTGCGCACGATAATGTCGCCGCGCGTGGTGAGCAGGCTGTTGGCGATTGCGCCCAGCGTGACGGTGCTGATCTCTTTGGTTTCAACGCGGTGCAGCCGGAGCTTGATGTTCTCCATCTCCGGTCGGGTCAGGTCTGATTCTGGCGCAAGATTGAGCTTCATGGGTTGGCAAATTCCAAACGAATATCAGTGCGCTGATTCTGCGAAAAGCTCACGTCAACCGCGTCGATCTTGCGCACCAGGCTAACATCGCCGATCTGGACGGTCACCAGGTCGCCGTGAAAGTAACTTTGCCCATACACATAACGCCAGCTAGAAACCACACTTGCATTGATTTTCGCAGTCGCCTTTAATTCGCCCAGGCGAGCATCGCCGATTGCTTCCAAATTGGCAGTAACAGTTTCGGTAGATGCGTCCACAAACACTTCATATTCGTTGGTTGCACTGCTGTTGTCTCCGGTGCGCAGTGCATATGTTCTAGCTGCGCCCGTACCCGAGCCACCGACAATCGCCTTCGTCTTCTCACGCAGCCGGTCGCCAAGCATATTGGCGCCGTTTAAGTTATCAAGCGCCAGATCAAAAACAACATCTGTAGATCGGTCTGTCCCCAGCTGGCCGGAGTACTGCTTTACATAGTAATCCCCTGGTCGGCCAGGATAGCCAATGATATCAAAATCAAAATTGCAAAGCGGCGCCCACTCCTGTAATAACTCTAAAACATTGCGACCTGAGACTGAATAACTAATCACTGGCGAACCAGTGACAGGATAACCTATGTACAGGCTACGAATGACAGTTGCTGTGCGTAATCGTCCGTTGGTTGTCGTGGCAAAGGTGCTGCAATTGTATTTGATGACTAGATTGACTATTTCGGCCAATTCCTGGCCAGAAAAATCTGACCGATCAGTTACGCCACTGGGCCACGCCACGATATAGCGCGACAAGATCTCCATCATACTAGGAAAAAAAAGCAAATAGTAAACGTTTCCATCATTATCAGTGGTGATTTGTCGATCCCGGTATTGACCTTCATAATCGAGTACCCACGCTAGCGATGTTTCATTCGGATAAGCAATATAGATGCCGATTGTTACATCGTCAGCCAGTAAATCTAAAATTGCATGACCTTCCGGCACGGTCAATACTGCCATGCCGATCTTGTTGCATTGCTTGCGGTAGGATACTTCGACCAGGTCGTCGTATACTCCCATAATTTGATTGTTGGTGAAATTGTATACTCTCACCTGATACAGAAATTCTTTAATTTTGACGCTCACAGCGAAAGAAACCTTTTGTAGTGGTACATGGTAACTTTTGTTGCCGCACTTAATCCGGTTCCAGTGAAAATAAAGCGGTTACTTGTGGCCGCCGTGTCAATTGCTTTTGTGGCTTTGTCCGACAGAACGCGCAGGGTCGCAAATGCACTGATAGTCGTAGTGTCAATATATTGCATTCGGCTAGCCCCTGTTGATTTCTTCCAGATAAATTTATAGTGCGGTCGAAAATCGAGTTCCCATACCTCTCCGTCAGGAATACTTGAAATTAGCTTCAATGCTTCGATAGCTGTCGTCCCAGCCTGATGGGCAATTTGAAAATTAGTGACCGGTCCAGTGATGTCGAAGACCGGCCAATCATCCCAGGTGCAACCTGTCATTGTTATTGCAATTTCAGCCGGTGATGTTGGCATCATAACCTCTGTCACCACCTGTGTCTGATTGTAAAATGCCGGCTCCGGCGCCGAGAGTGGGATGACCACCGCATGACTGGCGCCGACCCGGCTCGACATCGGGTAATCGATCTGCCCGTCCAGGTAGCAGTCAATCCGGCGAACGGAACCGTCTTTTTTAGTGATGTCCAATTTCAGCGGGTCATTGGTTGGCGCGAAGATATTGGTCAACGTGTCGCGATACGCGTCGGCCTGTAGCGTCGTATCGGCATCCAGGTACAGCGTCAACGTCATGCGTCGCGGCTCCAGACGGAACCCCTTGTCGGTCGCCCCGTGCTGGGTCGGCGATTTCTGTAGGATGCGCCGCAGAGGAGGAATGCCAACGCCGTCCAACGCAATGAAGCGCGCCGGCGCTCCGCCGTACAGCTGGTAGGTGATGCCGTCCTCTGCGATTACCTGCAAGTTCGTGATGAAGTCGGTTGGTGCGCTTGACATGGAATCTCCTGAGTCACCCGTACAGTCGTTGCAGCGTGCTCACGACAGAATAGCTTTGGTCATCTAGCCCGCCGCTGCCTGCGGTTGGGACTGAGATGGCGAAATTGTTGGTAGTGGCACGCGTGTTGTTGGTGGTCGTAGATGCAGTGCTGGCCATGCCCGCGGTTGCGCCGGCCATCGCCAGCTGCGGCAGCGCCGCCATTTCTTGGATGCCCTGTGTAAGACCTGCCATGATGTTGTTGCCGATCTCAGCAAACACAGTGGACGGCGAATGGATACCGAGGGCGTCCTTCACCCACTGCGGGATGTTGTTGGCGAATTGATTGATTGTGTTGCGCAGTGCATTCAGTTGATTGTTGAGGCCCTGGCCCAACCCGTCGGCGATGCTTTTGCCGATCCCTATCGCCACAGAGTACACATGGTTTTTGAAACCGTCCATGACGCCATTGAATGTATCGGCAAGTCTTCGACCGATTGTGTCGATAGCCGCTCCAGGATTGGAATTCAGCAATCCCTCTGCAATGCGCTGCCCCAACTGGCCCGCCACGGCGCCAAAGTGGTTTTTGAGATTCGTCATAACAGTGTTGAAAATATCGGCCATTCTTCGACCCATCGCTTCGATGGCCGCCGCCGGATTGCCGGCGAAATCGTTAAAGCCGTCGCGGATGCGATAGGTCATGTCGCGTGCGCCGGTATAGAAGCGGTCCTTCAGGCTGCCTGAACCGTCTACCCTGGCGTTGAATGAATTGCCGATGGCCGTCAAGCCGTTGTTGATAGCGTCTCGTGCCTGCGGTGCGTAAGCGTTGATGCCATCGCGTATACGCTGCATGAACACGCCGCCGACGGCATAGAAGTGATTATTGAAGGAATTCGACAGCGCATTGAACTGATCTCGAATTCCGTTCAGTCCGTTGGTCATAGCGCCGCGTGGGTCGGCCATAAACGCATTGATGCCGTCTTTGATTCTTGCAACCAGTTGCCCAGTTTTGTCGTAAACTCCCTGCTTGAAGCTATCGATGGTCGTGAAGATGGTGTCACGCAGACCGTTCAGGTTGACCTTGATGCCGGCCATGTCGAGAAGTCCTTGCGCAACGCCCAAAATGATGGACACGCCCAACTTCAGTCCAAAGGCGAGCAACTCAGTGGCGATTTTGCCCAGCGCCGTCAGCATGGCCGTGCTGAATTTCAGGAATTCCGGCCCGACTTTGGGAATCAGGTCCTTAACAATCCACTCGATAAGCGTACGCGCCCACTTGCCAACCATCTCCAAAAGAGCATTGTTGCCGTTGGTTTTGCCTTCGGTGGTAATGCCAAACACGAAATCATTCAGCGCCTTGAACGCCTTGGGAATGGCGTCGACAATCCACTGTACCAATCCCGTCGCCCATTTGTACATGGCCGCCAGAAAGTCGGGCAGGCGTGCACCAATGAAGCCAATCAGGGAACTTAGAAATTTGCCCATTTCGGTCAGTGCAAGCGGCCCGGCCGTAACAATCCATTGCCAGGCCGCCGTTCCCCACTTTGCGAGGTTGGCGGCCCAGATGGGCAGGTTGGTTGTGACGAAGCTGGTCAGGTCGGTGAACAGGCGCCCGGCAAGAATCTTCGTTTGCTCCCAAATGGCACCAACGTTTTTGAAACTGGTCTCGTTGCCGGTGGCCCACGCCACGATCTCTTTCAATGCTCCGCCACCGAATTCCTGAATGGCGGTGAACAGCGGCCCAAACCGATTTTGAATCCAGTCGAGCACGGTTTTGGTTTTGCCCTGGATGTCGCCAAAGTTGCTTTCCCAGGCATTGCGCAGTGTCGCCACGATGGCAATCGCGCCGGCAACCACGGCAATCACGGGCGCCATTGCCGTTACGAACGACGCAATGGCAGGCACGACGATAGCGGCAATCACGCCGGCCACCACGAGCAGGATGTCCTTCCAACTGACGTACTTGGCAATCAGATCGGTGATAGGGCGAAAGAAATCACCGATGGCCGCAATCATGTCGCGTGTCCCCCGCACAAAATCGACCACGGCGAGCACAACCTTTTGCAGGTTGGGGTGCATGTGGGTCAGCCAGTCATTCATCTCATCGCCGTCATCCACCACGGCAATCAGATACTCGACCAATGCACCCAGGTTGTCGGCGAACAAGCCGGCCCACTCGATGACCTTCGGTGCAATTCCACTCACAAAGCTGTTGAAGCGTCCAACCAGGTCAGTGAGCTTGGGCAGGAACTTATCGCCGATCATCAGGCTGATTGTCTGGAACGTGCCGCCGAGGATTTCCAGCGCGCCGCTGAAGGTGGCCATGCGAATCTTGGCTTGCTCTTGCGCGTCGGTAGATGCGATAGTGGCGCCCAGGGCGCGGAACGTTTCTTCCGTGTATTTCGATAGTCCCAGTGCAGCGCGCGCCGCATCTGTGCCGAAAATGGTGCTCAGTGCGTTATTTCTGGCTTCGTCAGATAAGCCGGCCAGCGCTGTGTTGAGGATGCCGGCAATACTCGCCATGTCCTTCATGTTGCCGTTGGCGTCGAAGAACTGATTGGCGCCATCCTCAGTGATCAGCCCCAGCGCCTTCATCGCTTTGGCGGCGTCTTTGCTTTTGGGGATCAGCGTCTGGAGAAACGTTTTGAAACCGGTGCCCGCGTCGCTGCCGCCCGCAAACTGAGGAATGATGGCCGCCAGCGTTGTGTTGAAGTCCTCAAACTCGACGCCCACACCCGCGGCCACACCGCCCGCCTGCCCGATGGCGAGCCGGTAACCGTCGATGTCCAGTTTGCTGGCGATAGTCGTACCGACAATGCCGTCAATGGCCGATTGCATATCACCGGCCTGGATGCCGAACTGCGCCATTGCGTCGGTCGCAATGTTGGCTGCACTGCCAAAGTCAGCGCCGGTGGCATTGGCCAGCAACACCGTCGATTTAGCGGCGCCGTCTAGGATCTGCTGCGTAGTCAGGCCCGCCGTGCCCAGCGCCATGATGGCGTCGGAGGCTTCGGTGGCGCTGACCTTAAGCGTCGGGTCCAGCCCCAAGTCCATGATCAGGTCTTTGAGCTTGCCAGTCTCTTCGGCGCCGGTGCCCATTGCCGCGCTGATATTGGCGATGCGCTGCTCCATGTCAGCGGCGCCGGATATGCTGCCGGCCAGACCCGCAGCCAGGCCGGTGAATGCCAACACAGCCCCGCCCGCGGCGGCCTTGAGGCCAATGCCGAGCATGTCTTTCAGCGGATTCAGACCGCGCGACAGCAGCCCATCAGCGCTCTTCTCCAGGTGTCCTAGAGAATCCTTGACATCACCGATGGGACCGGACGCTCGGTTGACTGCCGACAGAACAATACTGATCTGCTCGTTCGCCATTATTTGCGGCCTCGCGCTTCCTGTACCTTAGCCTCGACATTCCAGATGGTCAGAATGTCAAGGATGTCTTCCGCCCGTTGCTCGCGCAATTGTTGCGGCGTCCATCCAAATTCGCGATACATGCGCATGTTGACGTACGCGGGAGGGCATGGCGCTTTCGTCCACAGGTGGGCAAAGAGCGCCGCCCTCAACTCACGTTTTTTTCCGCTTGCCCACCAGCCAACTTGCCTAGCTCATCAACCAGCGCAGAGACCACGCGCGCCGGCTGCTTCTGCATGTCCTGGCCCGTCACCTTCGACAAGAGCGCCGCGAGCGCATCCATCTGTTCCCGTGGCGAAAGGTCGCCCTTGTCGCCACGCGCCTGAAGCTCAGTAAGCTCGGTCAAGTCCGCCCACGTCAATAGGTCCGGGTCGATCTCGATGGCCACCGGCTGGCGCGCCTTGAAGGTGACGATGACAGCGGAAGGTTGACTTTCCTCCTGTTGTTCTACAACGTCATCGACCATCAAGGCACCGCTTCCTCAAACAGGCGCGGCGTGCGCACGCTGAACTCGAAGAGCAACGGATCGCCGCTGGACGCATCGCCGGCCGGCAGTGGGCAGTTGATGATCGGAACCACGATAGCTGTGTTGGCATCGTTGGCAGTGACATAGCGCCGTTCGGCCTGTGCGCCGCCACGCGGGCTGTAGCGCACGGCAATCGTCTTGTCGGTGCCGATGTAGCGATCGCGCACTTTGCGCCACGCCTCACCCGACGTTTCGGTGTAGAGGCACGATACCGTCACGGTAGACGATTCAACTTTGTTGCTGCCAGTGACGACAGGCGCCTGCCCGTCGGCGGTGTTCTGCTCGCCGATCAACTGATCGCCGCCGTCCACCGTCACGGTGTTGGACTGACCACTGATGTCAGTCCAGTTGGTGGCGTCGGTGGATACTTCGATTTTGTAGCCGGCTCTCGCTTCGGCTCCGGTTGTCTGTGCCATGATTCCCCCCTACCCTGCAACTCGAATGGCGGCAACGGTCAGCAGTGTTGCAACGCCGGTGTACGTGAGCTGAACATAGCCGCTGGCATCGTTGTAGATGCGCGGCTCGAATGGACCAACAATGCGCACTTCGTTCTCGGCCACCGCCACATCGACGTTAGCAATCGCCAGGCCGCCGATGGTGCCGGCGGTGGCAATCGTAACCGTGCGCGTCGTGGCGTTGGTGTTCTTGAAATACAGGATGGTGCGCCCGTCGTTCAGGAACTGATCGCCGCCTGCAGCGGCATTGGCGGGCGTCAGCACATCGCCCGCGCCGGCGCCCGCCGTCGTTGCTGTTGGTGTGAAAATTGTCAGTGTTGCCATGTCTTCACCTTATCCCGTAACCCGAATGGCGCGCACGAAGAGATCGACTACCGCGTCATACGTGATTTGGATGTACCCGTTGGCGTCGTTCCAGTAGCGCGGCTCGAACGGTCCGATCACCTTCATCACGCCAGGCGCCAGCGTAAACGCAATGTTGTCGATTGCCATCCCCGCCACCGTGGCGCCGGTTGCCAGCGTGATGTTGTA